TGAACGAGCCGATCTTGTCGAGCGTCTCGTCGATCTTCGGCGCGTACTTGCCGTCGCTCACGTACTGGCTGCCATCCGCGCCGGCAGTGTAATTGCCGTAGCTGCTGCGCAGCTGGTTTGCCTTGGCGTTGATGAGCGCGCGCTGCTCCGCCGTCGTCGCGCCCGCGTACTGCTTCTTGAGGTCGAGCACGCTCATGCCGAACTCAGGGTACTTTTTCGCAAGGTCGAGATCGTACTGCGAAAAATTCACATTGCTGCCGCTCGCCGCCTTTTGAAAGTCATCGTATGTATACGCCATTTTCTTCTCCTCTCTGCTTGAATTTTTACTGTGGTCCGCGCGTGCTCTTGAGCTCGCTGCCCGCGTAATACTCGCGGTTCATCGAATAGACGCGGCACTCGCCCTTGCCCTCGATGCGGATGCGGTAATGGTCTGCGCGCCGCGGCACGATGGGCAGGTAATAGCTGCGCTTTCGCTCCGGTTTCAGCGTTTGCCCTGCCTGCACCCACTTCCCGTCGGAATCAAACTGCATCAGCACCTTTGCTTCGGCCCCCGCCGCGACCTCGATGCGCACCCACAGCTTGGCGATGCTCTTCTTCACGCCATCGTAGCTCGTACTTTGGCTCGAGCCCTTTTCCGTGATGTCGCCCGTCTCGGCGAACCACGTGAAGTCTTCCTCGTCCGTGCAGCTCTCCGGCGCGTCGAGGATGTTGCCCGTCAGCGTGATCTCGCCCTCCGCCGTCAGGAAATAGGTGTTCCCCTGATAACGGCAGAAGTGCGTCGCGTGCGTCTTGTCCTCGATGTGCCACATGCCCTTGCGCGTGTCGTAGACGTAGAGCTTCCACTCCCCGCTCTCGTCCTGCGCGCTCAGATAATACTTGAGGCCATCGCTCCCCGCGCGCCCGCCGCGCAGCCTCGTCATACCGAAGGCGTCGTGCAGGCTCTGCGGGATGCCGCCCGAGTAGATCATCACGCCCGAGGTGGAGAGGTACAGCAGCCGCTCGCCCGCGATGGCGAGGCTCCCGCCGCTGCCCTTGGCGACGCCCAGCGTGGCCGAGCCCATCACCTCAAAGTTGGACGGAATGCTGCCGTATACCTTGTAGATGTGGTCCTCCTTGAAGAATACCGGATAGCCGAGGAAGCTCACGCACCCCGTGAAGTCCCCCGCGCTGCCCGTGTCCACGGCGTAGCTGTCGGTCTCAAGGCCCTCGAACACGTTCCAGTTGAAGGGATCGCCGAGCTTGCTCGCGTAGATCGTGCGCCCGTCGCAGCCCCACAGCCGGTTTTCGTTCTCACACAGGTATTCTAAGTCCGGCATCGTGCGCCGAACCGTCAAGTTTCCCGTCTCCGTGTATTCTGTCGTGCCGTTGTCACCGTCCAGCTTGAAGACGTTTTCGTAGAAATACATCTTGTCGCCGTCGATCTCGCGGATCACCGGCGTTTTGTTGTTCTCCGTGTGCTTCGTGCAGCCGGAGATCGTCACCGCGTCACCCGCCTTGAAGTAGTTGCTCCATGCGACGCCGCTGCACTGGATGGTGTTCGCCTCCGCGGCCTCTTCATAGAGCTTGCCGTTCGTAAACGTCAGGCTATTGCCGCTCCACGTGCTCTCAAGGCTGCCGAACTCGCCCGATACCGTGTTGTAGTACTTCTTGTCCGGCAGGATGATGATATAGGCCCCGATGGCGGCGAAGCGCTTCTCGCCCGCCGTCACGTCGCCTTTTTTTGCGCCGCCGTAGTAGAAGGTCGTGCCCTCCACCCACGCCAGCGCGTCCCACGCGAAAAGTCCGCCCGGACTGACAAGATTCTTGTAAATTTTGCGCTTTGCGCGCGTCGAAAGCACAGGATAATAGTCACTCGTCAGGTTTTGCATGTCCCACAGCCCGCCGTCCCCTGCACCCAGGTTGTGGTCAAGGCCGTAGAATTGCAGCTGCCCGCGCTTGCCGATGCCGTCGGCATACGGGACCTCCGGCAGCTTCATTTGGCCTCACCGGCCTTTTCCGGCTCCGCCGCCTGCTTGTCCTGCGTGTCGCCCTGCGTCGGCTCCTCCGCCGCGTCGCAGATCATCGCGATATTACGCAGCTCCTGCCGCACCGCCGCCACAATGTCCACGGCGTCGCCGTTGACGTTCAAGAGACCGATGAGGCGCATCGCGTGCGCCGTCGCCTGCTTGATCTTTTCATTCATGCTCTTTACCTCCAATCGGGTTGCGAATAGCTCCCGTAATTGTTGGCCGGTCGAACCGACAGCCAATTTGTGTTGTAATGTGTCCCAATGTTGACGATCGCACGGTATCTCTTCCAGTTTGGGTTATAATACGTCCCGACGTTGATGACCGCCTTCGCGCTGCCTCCGCTGCCGCCGCCGCTGTACGTCGTTGCCGTGCCGGAATCGCTGTAATCTGAGACGATCCACGATCCGCCCCAGTAGTACATGTTGCATATCCATTCGTATGTCGTCCCCGGCGATAGCCCTGTTATCGTGCCGACAAAGGTGCTCGTCCCACCGCCGACCTCGCTCGAATCGAACGAGAACGTCCCGACGCCCGTGATGCGGATGTCGATTGAGCGCTTATACGTGTAATCCGACGCGCCGCCAGTAAACCGTGCGTAGACGCTAAGCTGTGTCCCGTCTCCGTCGACCGGTGACAACGTACAATAAAAGCTCGCCATGCCTTACTCCTCGATGAAAAACACCGTGCCATACGGCGCGCGGCTCGGCGGCGAAGCGCCGAACATGTAGTTGCCGCTCAGCACCAGATAGCCGCCGCCGAGCGAGACGACAGGGTAGTCGCTGGCATCGTCTTTTCCGATCAATGCAAACGGCCCCAGCTTGGATTCAAGAAAGATATTTCCCGCTGCGTGCATCTTCATGCCACCATAGGTCGCCGTCAGACCGACGCCGACCTGCCCCGTGCCCGTGTAGGCCAGATCAAGGCTGCCGACAGGGGTATTTCCGGCCAGCAGGCTCACGCTCCCGCCGCGCAGCGCGCCCGCCGTCAGCGTGCCATCGATGTTGACCGACTTGACGTGCAGGTCGACCGTTCCTGTGCTCGCGATCTGCGCGCCGTTGTAATTGAGCTTGAAGATCGTGCCGTTCTCGCCACTCGTCGCGCCCAGCGTGAAGCCGGTCGCGCTCTGGTCGAAGATGCTCTGCGCTTGCGTCGCGTCGATCTTGGTGCTCACCGTCGCGCGGATGCCGTTCACGTCCGCCGTCAGGTTTGTCACGCTGCCGTTCAGGTTCGAAATGCTCGCCTGCAACCCCGTCGCCGTCGCTTGCAGCTGCGTGATGTTCCCCTCGGCGTCGCCGATGCGCGCTGCCAGCCCCGTGGCTACGAGCGCCACCTGCGTGATGTTCCCCTCCGCGTCCTGAATCTCGCCGTAAATGGGATCGGTGATCTGCTTGACGAATCCGTCCGCCGCGGCCTTGTTCATGTTACTTAGGTCTAAGTTGTGCAGCGTGTAGCGTAGCTGCTCGACGAGCATGAAGAGGTAGTCCTGCATCGTCTCGACCTTGTCATTCACGCTCTCCTTCTGCGTGAATGACGGAAAATTCGTGTCGATGTATAGCCAGTTGGAAGGCATACTTCCTCCCCTCCTTTCTCTTCGGGCGGGAGAGCTGCACGCCCTCCCGCCCCGTGCTTCACTTCATCGTCGCGAGCTTGCGGACGAGGTCGTCGCCGTACTGATACGCCGAGAGGTAATCCATCGTGCCGTCCGTCAGCCCCGCGCGCTTTTGCAGCTGCGCGCGGTAATCGGGCGCCGTCAGCTTGCCGTGGAATTCCTTTTCCCACTTGCCCGTGTTCTCCCTGCCGGACCAGTACGCGGGGCACAGCTTGCCCGTCACGTCGAAATGGCGGATCACGTTGCTCGCGGGGATGTTGTACTTCTTCATCAGCTCACGCGTCAGCGCAAGCGCACGCTCCACGGCGCGCGCGTCCGGCGCGTAAACGCCGTCCTTCTTCGCGTCGCAGATTTCAATGCTGATGCTGTTTGCGTTCAGGCAGCGCCCGTACAGCGTCCCGCCGCCCGTCTGCGCGCAGCTTGGATACTTCTTTCCGCCCACCGCCCACGCGATGCGCAGGTCGTCCACGCTCTGCACGATCTCGTTTGCATCGACGAAGTAGTGCGCGCTGGTCTTCACGACGTTCGATGCGTAGTATTTGGCGTTGTTCATCGCCGTGTCGCCGTCGTTGCCGGTGTAGTGGATCACGATGTAGCGGATGCCGCTCGCCGCGCGCGTGCCGCCGACGTTCCCGGCGTTGGCCGGATATTTGCGGATATTCACACCGCTCACTCTCCCTTCGCGCTGCCCGCGGCGTTCTGTGTGCCGAAGTAGAACGCGATCACCATGAGGTACACGGTGTTAAACTCCTGCGTGACCGCGCCGCGCACCGTCAGGATGCAGAAGGTCGCCGTCAGCGCGATCGTCACAAGGCTCTTCACGCTGAGAAGGTTCGCAATTCTTTTGTTCAGTAATTCATTCATAAAACCGTATCGTCCTTTCTGAAAATCTTGATGCCTGCCACCACGACAAGCTCTGTTGTCCATGCCTTGAACCATCGTTCCGTCAGCACATCCGGCGGCGGCACGCCGAGCGCCGTCATGATAAGCGACGCCACGGTGTACCACGTCAGGCTGAAAATGGCGATGGATATGTACTTGTCCCGCTTTTTCATCTTGTCCCAGCGGGCTTTCAGCGCTTTCATGCCGCCGCCCCGTTATCGAGGATGGAGTGAATTCCCCGCTCGGCCAAAAATTCTTTTTGCTTGTGCTTCACTTCGGCGGCGTAGTCCAGTGCGGCGTGCATGTCCCCGTTACAGTGCGCGTCCGGAATGCGCTGCATCGCCTTCGCCGTCGCCTCGCCCAGCGCAATGGCAGCCCAGCTGCCCTCGATGAGCTTGAGCATCAGCTGCTCCTGCATCTTCTGCTGCTCGGCAGCCTTTTCGCGCTCCTTCTTGTCGCGCCGACGGTCGCGGGCGGCGATGGCCTCGATGAGCGCCACCACCACCGCCGCTGCGGCGGAAATCAACGCCGCCATCATACCGTCGCCTCCTTAAAATACTGTCCAACCAGCTCGTGCGGCAGATACTGGAGAGTGATTTTGTTACCGGACTGCTCACCAATACGCTCGCACAGGTACAGCTTAGTGTCCTCAGGGTCTTTGTAGTAAAGACCGTAAGTGTACTCCATGCCGCGAGCGGCCGGAATCGGGTCATCTTGCGTGCCCGCGTGGGTAACGTCGATCACGACCCACAGCGCAGGCGTTGCGCTCGGCTTCCATCCCTCCTGCGAAGTGTGCTCCTGCCGACACTTG